ATAACTTCTCTCTTTCGTTTACTTATTTCGTGGAGCTGTAGGGAATCGAACCCTAGTCCAATCTGCTTCCACTTGTGGCTTTACAGACTGTCAAATCCATTTCAGCCCCTTACAACTTCCAGACTGTCCCTGTAAAGTCTTTGTTGCGTTGCAGTTCAAAACATACTAAACCTGGCTGACTATCTTCACCTTGCGATGTTCTCCACCAGTTAGATCCGTTGTCCAAAGTTGCGGCTTGAACCCAGTAGCGTGATGACCCACGCTGAGTTGACCCTAACTCTACGACACGAAGATGATGGAAGTGACCTGATACTAGGACTGTTGCTGCTTGAACCGGTTGCTTACCGAAAGCCTGCTTCCTCCACCAATCAGGAATCATGTTTGGATTGTTGGCTTGATGTCCATGCACCATACCGAGAACATGAAACCCATCATCAAACACATCTAAGGCTAACGATTCGTCATGACTAGCAGGTTCGTGAAATGTTATGTCTAAGCCGACTTCATGCGACAACCTGGCAAGAGTTCGCCCAATATGTATTCCCCAATCGTCTGTTGCTTTACCTACACGCTGTTTGTTGACTCGCCATTGACAGTGATTAGAACCTACGCTCAGATAAGTTATTGGAGCAAACTTAGCAAGTTCTTTTAGGCAACTCCACGCGAATGATGTAGCCAAATCAACCTGTTGCATAATGCTCAAGTCATTGCTTTGTAGTTGATGAAGGTCTGCAGCGTTACCAAAGTTCTCGATAGTATCTCCAACATCACAGAAGATAATACGCTCAGGTCGAACTGTCTTTACCTTCTTGACGAGTTCTAGCTGTGTCTGTGCGACACGATGAATCATGGCATCAACGCCACCTCTATGATCTACTTTGCCAACCTGCAAATCAGACCAGAGAATAATCATTGCTTTACCTGAATCAACCTGTTTAGGCACAACAGGTTTAGTTTTTTTAGCAAGCGAATAAAGCAGAGGCAGATTGATTTGAGCGTTCCGCTTCACCCAGCGAATCCTGACAGAAGTCATCCACATAGGTTCAAGCGGAAATGGTCGTGCAACCTGCCAGCGTGAAACTCTAGGTTCACCAACAATCTCAATGTCGTCAGGATTGATACCGGCTTCTCTCAGGAAACCTTCAACATCAGTCGGAGTATCACTGTCAGCGACAGGCGGTAAAACAGCTTCACCACCATTGCCATCAAAAGTGATTGACGGACTAAAAGAGTCTGGTGCTGTGACCTTTGGTGCAGGTGTAGTTAAATCTTCCAACATGAGCAACGCTTCTCTCTGTGTTGCTTAATCGTTTTTTCAGACACAGCAATCCCCTTATTTGATAAAGCGTTCTCTAATGTGCGACAAGGCCACTCAGGGTTCATCACAGCTGACTCCAAGATTTGTGCATCCTTCTCCGACAACCCTGCCTTAACTGTTCTCACTTTGCAGTTAAATTTTTTTGTAGGAATAGACAAATCTTCAAGCATCAGCGTTTCTCTAAATTCAGATCATAACTCGTGGCTGTCGTGTCGGCATGAATAATCTTCTTCGCCAGGTTATCGGCAATGCTCTGCATGATGTCGCCTTGAGCTGCAGAAGCCAAAAGCAATTGTGCCAGGTTCTCTTTGATGTCCTCAACGTCACTACTCCAGACAAGGTTCTTATCTCGCAGCAGTTCAACAGCTTCATCTATAGCCCTAGTCAACATAGTTAGTCAACTTCTTAGACTCATGCAAAACCCATTTGAGTTCAGAGATACGATGCGTTGTTGCAGCCTTCGGCGGTGCGTTCTCTAACTGTAAGGACTTGATTTCAGCGTGAATTAACGCTCTCATCTCATTGATACCTGCACTCCTACCGGTGTAACGAGCCGAATACCAGTATGTTCGCATAGTTTTACGAAACACAAACTCTAAAAACTCAATCATCATCACAACTTTCATTCAACGGATCAACATAAGAAGCCTGAGTAAGATAACTCATAACAACTGAGAGGCTCACAGTAATAACTACAGCAATAACAAGCACCAGAAGCACCACAGCAACAATCTCAATCAATGTCAGCAACATCAGTCAACTTCTCTAGTATCAGATCTAACACAGCTTGCAGTTGAGCGTTAGTGATAACACCTGCTCGTTCAAGTTCAATCAAAGCATCAGAAGTGCGTGATGCTTCAGCCCTTTGACCTTCAGTTTTACCTGCCCGATAATCTTTACTCCAAATATTGACAGCGTTCAATCTTTTGCATTGACAGTTGTCTTGACAGTTATTGCAGCTCATCATTCTCCTTTACAAACTTGCATAAAATGACTTCCATTCAAATCTTGATACTCAACAGTTTCACAGCCCTGATACATCCAAAACATTGAGGCCACACCTAACAGAATCAAGCCTAAAGCAATCAACAACAATTTGAGTTCCTTATTCATTTTGCACTCTCATTCATCAGATCATCTTTGAGATACAAAACATCCATGGTGTTGCAGTTGACAAATACAAGCAAACCGGTTGCAGCACATTTACGGATAACCTTCTGCTCCATCAGTAACTCAACAAGTCGTTCACGTTCACGCTTCTCACCTTGCCTGCGATAGTTCTCTCTAACAGCTTCAGCACTCATTACAGCCCCCAAATCATTTTGCCCAGAATACCCACAGCAAAAATAAACCCATACCCGAGGCTGATTAGCATAATTCCGTAAAAGATGTCTTTCATTTGCTTGTCCTTTCAATAGCAACATCAACATAAACCTGTGTGCAAGCATCATTCCTAGACAGGCCGACACTGCGAGCATAAGCACACACAGCATCATCCCACTGATCATAGAGATGCGAGAAGTTTAGGAAATCCATGTTTGTTTTACACCAGAGCTTGTATGCGTTTACTGCTGCAATAAATAGTTCAGCTTGATTCATTAGTTGTCCTCACATTCACAGTCATCTGCAACTGTCATGCACTCAAGGCAGCAGTCACAAACTTCATTTGACCATTCTCCACAGCTCTCACAGTAGTTAGTGAACTTTTTGCTTTGGATTTCGTTGATGTGTATTTGTGTCATTTCGATTTGTCCTTCGTTTGTCCTTTACAAGCCTTTTGACCTGCTACATACAGTCTGACAGTGTTTAGGCAAAAATAGCAACATTTAGACACACTTATTTAGATAAACATTTGATAACAAAATCAAGGGTAATTGCTGATGGTAACTGCGACTCCTGGCTCACCTGTAGCGTATTTTTTGCTTACTTCGAGTCTGACAACCTGAGCATCATCCTTCCAGATACCGCCAAAACTCAAGCTGTCAAGCAAACTGCGGCTAATCTTGTCCAGGTCAGGTGGAACTGTAGGCAGTGATCTAGTGACCGACTTCTTTCGGGTTAGATAAAAGATTGCTTCAACTTTGACTGCACCTTCAAACATGCTGTCATCCCCAGACTGCAACATAGCTTCTTTCACAGCATCAGCAACAGCCCTTCTCCATACCGGCAATCCAGGAGAAGCTTCAATGATTAACGGAATCTTATTTCCTGCAGCAGAAGTCCTAGTGCCAACATACTTCTTGCTCCCCTGTGGTCTAGGTTCAAAACCAAAGACTGTGAAACTAAAACTATCTCTTGCCATACTCATTCACCAAGATAACTAGATACAGAAAAACCCCTACCAACAGATTTACAGCTGATAGGGGTTGATCTAGAAACAATGAGTCAGTGAGCAGTAGGCTACCCAAAACAAAACCTACTACCCAAGTTTTCATTTAAAACGGAGCAGACACAACAACAGCAGGTTTGACAGCATCTATCTGAGCATTATTGATGTCCAACTTCACTTTACGACCTGGCTTACCAGTCTTATCTTCAAAGTCCTCAATCTTTGCAGACAACTGACCAAACACAGTAACCTCAGAATCAACATCCAAGTTATGTGATACAGCAAACCAGACAGTCCAAGTGCGAGTGTAATCTTCACCAGAAGCAGACTTATATGATTCGACTAGAGATAAACCCTGTGATGATGCACCAAAAACTTTTGATACTTTACCTGAAACTTTTACAACAGCCATTTATGTTCTCCTTGTTTTATTTGCGTAAGTATGTGTTGCCACATATTCTTGTTTTTTGTTGCAGATTTATTGTAATGCTAGTCAGCGACAACATGTGCAGGATTTATACAGTCACGATGCTGACAGACACGCTCCCCAGGGAGAACTAAATTGCCTAGCTCATCTATCGGGTTCAAATTATGATCTAGTTTCCCTTGATGTGGATTACAACGCAACTTCCCATACTGAATAGTCGTAGCAGGTTTCACACGACAGCTAATACATAGTAAATCTTTCCTGCCACGCTTCTCAGCGTTCACAGCCCACCTATAACCACACTTACGACACTCAACCTGATTATCCTGCATGAGTTCTATCTTAGACAGCATCAACGCCATTCCTTATGCACAATACGACTGAACTTATCTTGAGCAATAAAGCGGCTAACACCATCAGGAGTAAACCTAGACGTTCCAAGTTTCAACAAAATCTCACTACCAATACCAAAAGGGTCATCACCTTCAATGTGAGATCTAACAATGTAAAAAATACCCACAACGTCACGAGCATACTTATCGCTACCCGCAATGTCGTTAGTGCCAGGAACCTTCTTATCATTCAAAGTCTCAGGTTTACGCAACTGCAAACCAGTAATAACAGGCAAACCAAGTTGCATAGTCATCTGCTGTAAACGACTAGACAAAGCAGCATGCATCTCAGCTTCACTACCCTTATGTTTAGGCAAAGTCATAATCTGTGCATAATCAACAAACACAGCATCCAACCCACCCAACTTCTTCTCAGTTCGCTTAATCAACTTAAACAAATCAGACACATCACGGTCAACCGGATTCGATACAACCAAATTCTTAGGCAAAGAGTCCTTAGCGTTAGGGACAACATCCTTCGCCCACCTACCATCATCAGTCTCACCAGATAAATCATTCTTAGCAATCAAATTAGAATCAACACCAGTAACAGAAGCAATCAGACGATCATAAACCTGACCCTCATCCATCTCATAAGACACAAACAAAACCTTTCGACCCTGCTCCGCCAACTTACGAGCAAAATGAAGCAAAACCATAGACTTACCCTGCTTCGGCCTGCCAGCAATACCATAAACGCCAGCTCGCCAACCACCACCCAACAAAACATCAATACTCGGTTCACCAGTAGGAATCAAAGCCACACCATCTTCACGAGCCTTCAAATGAGCATCAAAATCCTCTTGAACAGTATTCAAAGACTCAACACTATTCGTCACAGCTTGAGCATCAGCAATCGCCTGGACTGCTTCCAACATCTTGTCAGGATTAGAGATAATGATTTGAGCCTGCAAAGCAGTAACACGAGCCTGCCAACATTCCATCAACAACTTGTGCCAATACGACAAATCAACCAACCCAAAAGGTTTATCTTCCCAACAATTGATAATGACAATAAACAAGTCACCGTTACCAAACTTTTGTTTAGCCTTCACACCAATAGTCCACCGGTCATAAGGTTCACCAGCATCAATCTGATCTAGTATCAGCTGCATAATCTCAATCATCGGAGTCTGACTAAAAAACTTGGTGTCCCATTCCAAAGCAAAATACGCTTCATCACCTAACTCCATCAAGCCACCCAACACCCTGGACTCATTCATGTAATCAACGTTCATTTTTTGCTCTGCTCTCTTAGTATTGCGATTTCATCTATCTCAGGTTTCCATCCCCGCCACTTCTCCCAGTTCAACCATGCATCAGGTTGCAACGATTCCCTATTAGTCCGCGAAGCGGTAACAAGCACATCTTCGCTAGCGACTTTTAGGAGTGCTCTTGACCAAGCACGAAACACCACATCTTCACTCACAGTGGATTCAGGAAAATTATTCAAAAAATCAAAAAACGCTTTGTTATCTTCTTTAAGTATTCTTTGTTTGTTAACGGTTTGACCGTATAAATGAACATCGGTTTGGCGTGTAGTCATAGAGACGGTTTCAACGTATGCGGTAGAACCGTAATTCAACTCATATTTGTTAGCCTTCATATGGCCTTGACGAATCAAAATCAACAGATCGCGTTTCACTAAAACAGCGATAGCCCGGTTAACTGTGTCAATACGCTTGCAACCTATTTCAGCTGCAAGAGCCTTTTGACTGATATGTGGATTCGGATAGTGATGTGCAATTTGGATTAGCACGAGACGTTGAACATGAGTCAAGTCTTTAGGTGCACAATTTAAAACCATTTTGACAGCTTCAAAACTGTTCTTAGGTTTATTCATTCTTAGCCTTAATTCGGCTACGCATTTGTTAGAATGAAATAGCCGATAGTCGTGTTATCGGTTTTGCGGGGTCAATCTGTCAAGCGGATTGGCTCCGCTTTTATCTTATCTTGTTTAGATACATAACTCTTGCTCGGTTGTCTGATTTCGCTGCTCATCAAAATCAGGTCTATATCGCTTACAGTGCGTTTAAGTGGCGTGATGATGTGTCTAGAGTTCACACAGTCTTTATACCCGCAAAGCCGTTCCCCAGGCTTATACAAGTCCCCTACAGCGTTGATAGGTCGCCACAGCTCATCCAAATCCCCATCATAGGGATAACACTCAATATTGCCGAGAATAGGATGCAGCCACTTTATACGCTGTTTAGGGGTTGCTTTACAGTCTTGACAGTGATCCCAATTCTCTCTGCCCCTAGATTTTGCTTTACTCCAAGTGCTGTTAGGAACTATCTGCCCACATCTGACACAAAACATGTCACCATCGTTGAAGATGCGTGTGCTGTTATCTAATCTGTTTGTCCGCATAGCAAAGTATTCAAGCACATAAAGTGCCGAAACACCTAATCCACGCTGAAAGATGTCAAAAAGTTGAGTCTGTTTGTTTGTTCAGCTAGCCTGGCAAGCATTTTGCCACGCAAAATAGGGTCATCTTTGAGGCATACGACAAGTTCACCGAGTTCAAGCACGTTTGCTTGTAACACGCTAATTTGTTGTTTTAGCTCCAGAGATTCCATCAGCCTTACCTTTGATTGCTTCCAGAATACTAGAAGGTGCTTTACCTTGTTTCGCTTCGTTGTATAGGGAGCGTAAACCTTCAATGTCGTTGATGTTTGCTAGAGCTGTTGACCAGTTTCGTTCTACCGGTGTTTCAGTCAGTCTTGCTACTTTGGTCATTTCGGATGTGCTAGGTCGTTTGCCTTTAGGACTAAACTCGCCACCAAGTAAGCTGATGCATCGGCCTAACGCTGATGTGCTGCAGTTCTCGACAAAAGATGTCTTGTTGACTGGTGATGAACCTAAGCGTTCTTCCGCATAGTCAACTGCTATCGGGTAAACGTCATCTTTGTTTGCATAACATTCAGCCTTAAACACAACCTGATCAGGTGTAAACGATACAAGCTCTGTATGCAACCTACCATTCGGGAACTTTAGCCAAAACAAATCAATACGTTCTTGAACTGTTTGATATTCGCTGAGATTAAAGTGTGCCATTATTTTTTGCCTTTCACATGGATTACTGCTTTAGCGATGATTGCAACTACTGAGATGATGATGACTGCAGCAACAATAAAGTTTGCTGTTTCGTAAGGTAAATCAAGCGTCATTAGGTTCTTCTTCCTTGTTTGTTTGACGATTAGCGTTTGCACATTTGTAGCAGGTTGTGCCTGTTTCAGCACCAGGTATGCCCAACAGAAGAGCATCTACACCTGAATAGACTAGGCCTTCAGTGTTGTCACAAAACTTGCATTTACTCATTGCTCATCCAAGTGACTGTGTAGTTATCTTCCAGATATATCCATTGTGGTAGGTCACGGATTTGTAAAGCAACTTTATCTTCAGTCCAGTTATTGATTCCAACTAGGATGCCTGAGATTGATGTGTTCTCTTTAGGTTTGTTGTTGATCACTATTGCAATCTTGTCACCAACTTTTAGCCCTTTAAGGTCTTTGAGTTTTGGCATTATTTCGCTTTCTTTTTGATTGTTAGGTATGGTGTTCCGCCGGCTCTTTGACTTAGCTGTACGACAACTAGTCCATCTACTGAACCAAACTTTGCACCGTTTAATGCTTGGAGGGTTCTTGATTTCATTTCTCTGAAGTGTTCTTCAGCTTTGTCAAAGTCTGTTTGTGCGTTGATGAGTTCTATGCCGAGTTGACCTAGTTCTTCATCACGAATTTCCACGTCAGGTGATAGTTTGCGTGTTGTTTCAAAGGTTGACTCACTGCCATCCCAATCAGGTTGCACATTGTCTAATACATTTTGTCTAAATGCTGTTACACGCTGCAGTATTGCCTGCCATTCAAAGTCATCCCAGATAACTTCGTATTCTTTATATCTGCCTGCATTGACTACAGCAAAGATAGATTTTTTTAGGCCGAAAACATACATATACCAAAACACTTGAGCCTTATAGTGTTCTGGCACTTCATCCCAAAATGTTGCTGTGTGCTTTATCTCCAGAATGTAGCCTTGCCCTGCCTCATCAATACAGACTGCATCAGGGTTAGCGTGCATCCACAAAGCATCAGTTGCGGCATAAGTGCCTACTTCTTCAACAACATGATCTGGATGTTGTTCCTGGTAGAGCTGACGGATGGCAGGTTCAACAAGTTGACCTAAACGCATAGGCACATTACCTACAAAGTCACGTTCAATTTTGCCTGTCTTTTCAGCCCAAAGAGTGATTGCTGAAGTAAAAGGGGATAAGCCAAGAATTGCACCTATCTCTGACCCTGAAATGACACCTGCAGTGTTGCGTAGCTCATGCCATTCGGGACTGTTGTTCTCAAAGTTACCTAAAAGAGTTGCTTTGTTTAGGATTTTACTGATTTCGGGGTTTGTCATAACTACACTTTAGACATGACCTACGACAAATTCACTTTAGATCGCATCACCTTAGATTTGCATGAAGCAATCATTGACAATGGTGGTGTCGAATGTGAACAAGTTCCCGAAGTGTTTTTTCCTGAAGATTTCAATAATCAAGGCGACCATCATATGAGGCTTATGGCTATTGCGACTGCTAAAGAGATTTGTATGCGTTGCCCTGTGATAGCAAAATGTTTACAGGTAGGAATGTTTGAAGATTTCGGTATCTTTGGCGGTGCTACAGCTGAGCAGCGTAAAAAACTAAAACGCAAGCAGGATTAGTCGTCTTTGTTGCGAATCGAGTAAGTTACCATCCAGATGACGATGCTTGCCATAATGCAATACCCGATAACAGTCTTAGCACTACCTTCCAAAACTATCCAGGCAACAAACATGCCGAGTAGAGTCCAAAGTTGTCCGAGGATGTCTTTCAAGAATTTCATTTATCTATCTTTCGTTGTTTAGGTGAACCTGATGTGACGGATGCTGATGCTGCAGACATAGCGGTTTGCGTAGATAGTTGAGCGACTTGAGTAACAATTACAGCTGAAACAAGAGTCTGTTTAGCCTTTTTCCTTACTTGAGGTGACATGTCTGCCCCCACATTGCCCACAAAGTTTAAAGCATTGATCACTGCACGTGCTGTTTGACCGAATACCGGTATTGAAGCAATGTTTTCAGGGACTTGAATGTCATCGGCTTGAGCTTCTTGCATGAGGTTATCTAGGATTGCTTGATGTTGCTCTGCTGCAGACAAAACAGGCACAGGAGGCTCTACAACAGGTTCAACTGTCGGCTCTGGTGCAGGTATCGGTTTAGGGTCAATAACAGGCTCTACAGGCGTTACAGGGACTACAGGGACTACAACAGGCGGAACAGGGTCAACAGGGTCAACAGGGACTACAACAGGCGGTTCAGTAGGGTAAACAACAGGAATACTAGGCTCAGGGTCAGGGATAGGCTCAACAACAGGCAAATCCTTAGCATCTTGACTATAAGCAGAATCGGGAATCACATCTCCGTTAGCCAAAAGAATGTTGCAAGCCCCACCACCATACTCATACCACCAAGCATCCAGTTTCATGCTCACACCTGCAGCCACATCAATAACAGCTGTTGAACCTGAACAGCCCTTCAACTGCCAGTCATCAATAATCACCTGATCATCTAAAGTCAAATAAAAGCCATCGTCAGCTTGAGAAGTTAGAGATACGAGTTGTGTTGTGTCAAAGGTCAGCCACCCACTGTAATGAATAAGCACAAAATCGGCTTGACAGTCTGCAACTATCCCATCAGCCCAGTTGTCATCAATGTTAGGCATAGAAGTCAAAGCAGTTTCACAAAGCGTGTAAGGCTGTCTATCAGGCAACGCTGAAGGATCATAAACATAGACTTCAACAGTCAAACCTGGAGCGTCGGCGTTAGCGACAGTTAGTGGCCAAAAGGTGAAGCCGAGAGTAAAGAAGATTGCTGTAAGAAACCTGAGTTTCATTTACTTCTTATCTGACTGCTCTTGAGCCTTCTTGATAGCATCATTCGCTGACTTAGAAACATCAGCTGCAGTGACCTTACCTGTAGTTGCTATCGCGTAACCTAAACCACCGATAACACCAATCATTAGTGTGCCAAAAGATACTAGAACACCGGTCAGCCATGAACCTGTTACAGCAGCACCAACACCAGCAGAGCCACCCAAAATAAACAGGAAGATACCAAAACCACGCCACACAAGTGCAGCCAATACAGAAACAATTTCACCAGTTCTAGCCTTCAAAAACTTCATTATTTAGCCTTATTTGCAAGAATGTGTTTTAGCGGATCAACAAGTTCATCGTAGGCACAGAGATGAATGTTCGGGTTGCTGTGTGAAGCGTTAGCCTTACCCATAGACAAGTGTAGATGCGAGCCCGTACTTGCGGAACCGCTCTTGTATTTGCCTCCACCAGTTTTACCTAGGATTGTTCCTGCAGTGACCTTAGTCCCCTTGACTAGCTCAGACTGTTTAGCCAGGTGAGCATACAAAACCCACATGCCATCTTTAGTTGACTGAATAACAAACCAGCCCAACACGTCAGACCATTCATTGACGAAGATTGTTCCGTCAGTGATTGCAGGGATAGGGCTAAGTTCTTTAGGACTCCAGTCTTGACCGCGATGTGGCCGACCATTCCTGTATGGTGCTAAATTGCCGAACTCATCATTACGAGTAGATGCAGGGAAAGGTTCAATGTATGTTGTCATACCTTGATTTTAGCAAACGAGAGTTTATGCTAAAACATCTATCTGTGCTTGCACAGCAACAATAGCAGTCTTAATGATTTCTATGTTTGCTGTTAGGCGTTCCACTTCTTCACTGTTGCCGAGAGCGTTTGCAACAGTTTTGGCTTCTTCATTATGCCAACCTTCAACATTCAACTGCTCAAGTCGTTGCTGTAAAGTTTGTAGCTTATATTCTGTAGATACATCAAAATCTGACATTATGTTCTTTCTTAGGTAATGTTGTCGGCTAAACGTATTTCAGTACCAGTTGGCCCCATAACATACAAGGCTAATCCAGTTGTTCCTGCTTTAAAGTATAAACGACCCTGATTTGTGCCAGGAGATGTAGGAGTTCCAGTTGCTCTCTGCATCTTTATCGTGCCTCCACCTGTATTTTCACCAACTGCAAGATATCCATTGATAGACAACATTGAGTTCGCTGTAACAACACCTGAAGCATCAATTTTGGCAAGTATCGTTCCACCATTATTTGTTAATTGCAATAAATCGCTTGCCTGAGATGCAGCACCTCTGATGACTGCACCTATTGTTGCTGCACTTCGAGATGTAATACTCTTTTGAGCAGGCACAGACACAGTTCCCGCAGCCGAAGCTTGACCTGTAGTTAAAGAAGTTGTGATAGTGAAAGTTGTTGCAGCAGGTGTAGTAGCAACAACAAACGTGCCATCATAAGTTCCAGAAGTAGTGCTAGCAAGTGTTACTAGATCACCGACAGCAAGGTTATGTGTTGAAGCAACAGTGACGAGAGGGTTAGCACCTGTAGCAATAGATTGTATTGTTCCACCGACAGCAGACTTGATAGTTGTCGTGCTACCTGTATATGCTTGACCGACAGCATTCCTACCACCCAAAACGACAGCTGCAGAAGATTGATACTGCATAGCATCGGCAGTCTGAGAAGCAGCGCCCTTTAGTGTCAAGGGTATGTTTGTAGCATTTCTGGCAGCAATATTTCCGACACCATTATTGTTGAATGACCAGAATCCACCATTGTTTAGAATAGCGTTTGCATAAACGTTAGTTGGTGTCACAAACTCATATGATGAATTGATGTAAACCTGTGGAGATGCTGCAGAGCTTTGTATTTCAAGTATGTTTGCTGACTGACTTGCTACTGCTCTTACGACTACACCTTTTGTTGCTGCTGATGAAGCTAACACAGAAACCATTGCATAACCTAGGTCGCTGTTTTGTCCTGCAGATACTCTCGCAAAGTTTCCATAGCCGTTAGAGTCAACGCTCGCCAAAGAGGTTAGGCTCACATTCTTCCAGGACTGTAAAGGAACTGACTGCCCTGTTCCACCTACAGCTGTGATAGGTGTATCTGTGCCGATGCTAGGTGTTGCGTTGAATGTTTGAATACCTGTGAAACTGTTTCCGCTTGCTAAGACTGCTCTAGCTGTCAGATCTGATGTTAGTGATGTGACTTGGCTTTGAGTGACTGTGCCTGAAATGTTTACTGCTGTGCCTGCATTTGTTGCATAAACGCTTGTTCCTGATGTTGTAGAGAATACTGATGTCCCTGATGTTGTTGCATAAACTGATGTGCCTGAGTTCGTTGCATAAACTGATGTTCCTGATGTTGTTGCATAAGAGGCTGTTCCTGCAATCGCTACAGTTCCGCTAGTAAAGTCAGACACCTGCGATTTAGTTATAGAACCTGAGATGCTTACAGATGTGCCTGAGGTTGTCGCATAGACGGCTGTTCCTGCTGTTGTTGCAGATGTGACTGTGCCTGAAGTGAAGTCTGATACTTGAGATTTAGTGATACTCAATAAAGTCTGGTCGATACCTAGAATCGCAGAAGATGCTGACCCTGTGTTTGTTATCGGACTTGTCACGCTTATAACACCTGATACACCTGCCGAACCTGCTGAACCTGCAGGAATACCAAAATTAAAGATTGCTGCACTAGATGTGCCTGTGTTAGTGACTGTAGGTGTAGCAGTAGAAGCCAAAACTGTTGCAGAACCTGCAGTAATAGTTGCAGCTGACCCATTAGTTCCGTTAGTTCCGTTAGTTCCTGGTATGCCTTGCAAACCGACAGAAGCAGTAGTGACAGTGACAGGTGTTTCAGTTACCGCAACAGTGACATCTTGCTCTGTGACAGTAACACTTGTTGTTGACTCTGTAACGCTTACAACAACATCACTCATCTAGTCACGTTCCCTGACACAGTAAAACCACCCTGCAGAAGCCTTGTAACAGACCCTGCACCTGCAATAATCTCCAGATCGTAAGCATAAGAACCGGCAGCGATAGCACTAGATTGTGTTGAAGTGATAGCAACAGCAATAGTTCCTGCAGTGCCACCCAAAGTAATCCCTGAACCTGAAGTTAGAGATAACAAATATGCTGTTGAGTCGGCTGCTTCACGAACCTGCATACGAGATGTATAACCTGTCAAGTTCAAGGCAGTCCCACCCTGTGTGATTGTAAAAGTTCTATCAAAGTCTGCACCTTGATACGCTGTAATGTCGTATGTGCCAGGGTTAATCATTAACTCAATCCTTTACTAATCCAAAAAACTATGACCGAAGTCAAAACAGCTGTAATAACTGCAGGAATCCAAGCATTACGATTCATCTGCTTCTCAAGGTCACGAATACGATTCTCATGGTCACGACTAGCATCAAGTATCTGAATACTGTTTGCCTTCAAAATCTCTATGTCACGAACAATCTGCAACAACAAAGTCGTGTTACTTGGTTTAGTAGGTTCACTCAACTTCAGTCATCTCCACACCACAAACACCACAATATAAAGCCACATTCTCAGGATGAGCAGAATGTTTCACATCCTTCTCACTACAACCCACAGTTACACAACTAAACATGTTTTACCCCTTATCCTGCAGCCGTCGAACTAGACCACTGTAATGCTTGACCATAAATAACTACTGTTGCAGCTGACGAAGCGTTACCGTTATTGCTCAAACCAACAGTTACAGTTCCAGAGTTCACACTATAAACATAGGCAGTCAAATATCGGTCACTGCAAGACACAGTCACAATAGGTGCAACACTAAACCTTGATGCTGTAAAAGGGATAGCGACAAGAGCTGTAGCGTTAGCAGCAATAGCCCCTGAAGTGTAGGTGCTTGTAAAAGGCATAACACTGTAAGGCAATTTAGTGAAGTTGCTGTTCAAATCGGCGGCAGTCAACACATCACCGATAGACCAAGATTTTGTTGCAGACATTTGTTCTCCTAAACTCTTATTTTACTAGGCTAAAGTATCTGTATCTAAAACAGCCAACAAAGTGCTGTCAAGCCTAATAGGAAGATTATCTAAACTAGCGACAGTAAAAGTAATGTGATCTCTCTCAACATCTGTCTGACTGTTTATAGCAAGAATCTGATAATACTTATCAACAATGTTGCCTTGTGCTGAAGGTTGAAAACAAACCCGAATAACATCACGCAACTCCAAACCCAAAACTGATGTTTGTTGCCCTGAAGTCAAAGCCTCTAAAGCAACAGTCAAAGAAGTAGCACGATACTCAGGCAACCTAAACTCACCCAAAAGACCTGCAGCAATCTTCGCTGGTGCAGTCAAACTTGTCGTCAAATTATCTGTCTGACTATAAGCCCTAAGTCCATAAAGGCTCTGCCCTACAGTATCAGACACGACAGCTGTAGCATTCACACCTGCAACCTGAACCTGATTATATAGTTGCTCACCACCATAAGCCACATTTAGATCCATGAATGGTATACCTGTGCCATTACCATAACTAGCACCTTGACTGTTAGCGTCAGCAAAAGTGTAGATAGTAGGTGCAGACACAGCTGAAGCAACAGCCGACACTAAACCTGATGTGCTTGCATACGCTAGATCAGCCCAAGCGACACCATACCTGTTTGTCGCATCAGACACATAAGGGCTATAGCCACCATCAAAATAGTTGATAGACACTGTGCCAGGTTCAATCTGAAAACCCTCACCAGCAACAGCAGTTCCAGTAGTAGCAGTAGCCTGAGTGATACCAAAAACAACATCCACACCACCAATAATTGCTGTGCCCGAATATGTTGCAGTCCCAGTTACACGAGTCCAACCTGTGCCTGACGAAGCCACACTTATAGAAGTTCCACCTGCATAACTATCATAAGTTGCATCAAGAAATGAAAATGAAGCCTCATAGTTACCTGACGAAATACCCCTCAAATATGCACTAAAAACATATTGACTACCTGAAGCTGCATAGCGGTCATGATTAATATTCAAATATTCAAAACCAGTAAATGCTTCATCAGGGGTAGGACCAGTAACTACACCTGCACGATAAACAGTGCCACCAAACTGACTAGCAATAGCAGTATTCGCAGCACCAATAGTCACCCACTGATACTGTCCGCCGGCTTCATCAGTTAGAGCAGACCCTACAGCTGTTGACGGATAGTTGACATAGTTTTTGCGTGAAGTGTTCACCCAAACATAGTTCGTGAAACTACGATCCTTGAATTGCATGACTGCTGAAGCGTTACTGTAAAAATCGCCAGGCTCAGAGCGAGCAACATTCTGCAAATAAGACAACACATTGTCGCCTGCATTCCAAGTGTCTGTGCCTAACAAAGTTTGCCCTGCCCTAACACCCGAATACTCGCTAGCACCAAAACCGTTATAGTTTAGAACTGTATTTATTCGGTCTGAAGTAGGTTCAACAGCCCACGCATAACCCCCAGTGAACACAGCGTTACTGACCCTAAACATTTCATCCAAAGCCACAACCTGAGCTTGCCCATCAAAGCCAGCCTGATCATAAGTGAAATCCCAAGACTGTATAAAGCCTGTAAAACGTCTGACACCTGCAGCCGATACACGAATCTTGCCACCAGGCTGAACCAACGTATAACCTGTAAGCTCAGGCCCATACCAGAGAATAGACGTTTTGTTTAGAGGGTCAAAAGTTCTATCATTATTGCTAAAACTGATAGACAGTGTCCCTGCACTATAGTCATCAAGCTGACGAGAGATACCCTTACCAATAGTGATGCTGTTCACATATGATGTGACATCAACAAAACCGCTAGAACCAAAACTAAGTTCAACAACATAAGGGGAAGGTAAAGACATTTAGTTTTTCTTTATTCCAGGGAACAAACTTGAAGGAAGGCTTCCATTTGTTTTGACATGTTTAGCTAAAGCATCAACAACAGCTTTCGGGTCAGCACCCTGCACATTGATAGTTACGTTATTGTTTGTTGTATTACCTGAAAAACCTTGACCATTCTTAAATACACCTGAACCAAGATTGCCTGTAGGTTTACCACCAAAAATTACTTGATTTGGATTTGCTACTTCCTGTCCATTGTTGTAAATAAAACCTTTACCCTTTTGAATAGTTTCAGCATTCAAAGCATCAACAGTGTCTTGAACGCTCATATTACGCCTAACAGCTTCAGCACCAACAGACACTAAAGAATTAGATAAATCAAAAAATCTTTGAAAATCTCCAGAGAATAATGCTTGCATTTCACCTGCAAGACCAGTTACAGCATCAGTCAAAAATGTAATAGTGTCTGATAAAAGTGAAATAAAGTTAGCGAAACCAGTCATTGAATCATTTGTTTTAGGATCCATCAAAGCAAACAAAGCAACAAGAGATTTACCGACAAGACCAATAGATTCTTTTAGTTGCCCAAAAGCCTTACCTACCTCAGTTTTAGGATTGCCTACAGCTTCAAAAAACTTACCGACCTGATCAACTAAACCACCAGGTTGACTGATGTTGTCAACAAAATCTGTAATCAAAGGTAAAACTAACTTACCTAACTTCTCTTTTAGAATGTCCATGCTGTTATTGAAACGCATAAACGGATCAGCATTCGCTAACGCTGCACCCGAAAATTCTTTAGTCAAATCTGCTAAAGCGTTCTTAGAGTTCTTTAGTTCAGGGAACATACCAATCAAAGACTTAGTGTTACCTGCATACGCCTTAGCCAAAGCATTAGCAACCTTAGTCTGTGACTTACCTGAACCTGCAGTGACATCAAGGCTAAGTTTCAACAGTTTTTGAGCTTGACGAACATTCTTTGTGACGTTACCAAACTTTGCCAAACTAGGTCTAAGGTTGTCATCCAAAATACCGGTCTGCAAAGAGAGTGACTCAATAAACTTGTCATTCTGTTTCAAAGACTCTTTAGAAGCACCAGCGTTCTTAGTCAACTGCATGTTCATCAACTTGACGGACTTAGCATCAGCAGAAGCAGCCTTAGCAGACTCTACAAGCACATCAGCGACAGCCTTTAGGCCTAAACCTAACCCAATACCGCCTAGAACCTTTTTAAGCCCACCAAAGCCATGCTGTGCCTTTTTGATACCAGAATCATCAAACTTAGACAGTAGTTTTACAATTACGGACATTAGCCGATTTTCCTATTCACCATGCGAGCATACTTCTCAATAACCAATTTTATCGCTGTCTGAGCATCTTCAATCCTGTCCTCAACTGCAGGATAAACAAAGTTATTCAAATTACGTTCCTTCAAACGAGCAACCATAATACGACCCTGAGAAGTAACAGCATGCCTTCTTCTGCCATCCTTATACGCATACTCGCTAGTCACACGCTTCGCCTTACGCATAGAACCTTTACCAGCGATATCAGCAATAGCAGTCATAGGCGAATTCACCCAAACAGAGACAAGCGGTGTCACAGCTGTATAACGTGACCTGCCAGATCTAAACTTTGTTGTCACACTATTAGCAGCTTTACCTGAACCCCAACCAAGCCTGCCATTATTAGCCATACCGGATAGCGGTGCAGTAGTAGGTATCTGAGATTTTATGACCGAAGCAATAGGTTTACCAATAGCTTTAGAATCACGAACCAGAGCCTTCTTCAAACCAGGTTCAAGAGCAGCCAAATCTTTCAGCAAACCCTTGACATCATAAACAACTGTTTCAGCCATTAGGATTCCTTTGGTGTTGAAGTGCAAACAACATTGTGTTTAACATGCGATCAGATTCTTGCATTAACACTGATGGTGCAATTCCTGTAGCCACACTCAGATTCGCAATCAACCAGTGAAACGAATCAACACCAAGAGCTTTTAGGCTTTTGGGTCTGATACCTCAACATTGCCGACAAGTTCAATCCAAGACTCAAACGAGTCACCGATTTTGTTTATACGCTTAACCGCAAGCCAGGCTAAATAAAGCAAGTGTGTAACCTTTTCAAGTTTGTCAACACCTAAATCAAAGTGTTCTTCCCACTTGACAATATCACCGGCAGAAGTAGTTACTTCTAGAACTGTGCCATCAGATAAAACTATGCGTAGGTTAATCTGATTCATTAGGCAGTCGCTCTGCTAACAGTTCCATTTGTCGGCCAAGTAACAGAGAATGTAGCCAAGTCACCGATGTTGCCCGAAACAGGTGTTAGGTCAGTCACTAAACACACTGCAGTATAGGCAGGGTTGTTGATTGATACAGCTGTCGAAGTAGGTTTGATAACAACTGTTGCGTTAGAGCCTAGAAGTGGCCACAGAGTTGCATCAACTGTAGTTGTAGCATAATCCTGATTGAACTGAAGTGTAAGAGTGCCTTCCTTCAAACCTGCAACACGAGTAACCCAAGCATTACCGAATGAAGTTGTTGTGATGTCGTTAGCGGAAGTCTTTAGTTCAACCTGAGTTAGATATGATGCTAAAGCTGTAGATCCGTTGATGCTAACGCTAAAGTCTGTTGCGACAAAAATTGCCATTTATTATCCTTAACTTGCGAATACTTGAACCGAGAACTCGGCACTGTAATAGTCTATTGCATTGACACTAACGCTTCCGATAGCAC